CTCGATGCTGTCATCAGGACTTATCAAGTCGCTGTACCTTATCGGATTCTGTTCTGCCATATATTCGTTCCAATTATCGTTATTTCTCGTTTTTAGCCTCTCTGAGCCGTTTTCTCTCCCTGACCTTATAACTTACCACCTCGGCACCTTATCGCCTCTTAGCGACCGCCTTTTGCCGTTCTTTCGACATCTTGCGCAGATATTCGTAAGCGTTATAGTATTCAAGTACCGTCATCCGCTTCGGGTCGGCTCCCGTTTCCTTCTGTATCGTGAGGCAAAGACTCTCGAAGCTCTTGTCATGCTGTATCTCCACGCTACCACTGCCAGAAAACACCTTCGGCTTGACATACAGCACCATCTTATCTGTTAGCCTCTCTATGAGCTTCTGCCGTTCCTCACTCTCTCCCTCGCTGATATTCTGCAGTACCGCCACTGTCCGACGCTTGAGGTTATCGTAATACTCTCTCACTTCCACATCATCGAACAGGTCGGGAAAGTACATCATCAGCTCACCGTCTATTTTTTTTTTAACCGAATCCAAAGACCCGGCTATATCCTTACGTGGTGCACCTCCTAACGTGTGCAGTATCTCCGCAAGCCCCTGCTCACTCATATCCTCGCAGACCTCACCATCTATGCTATGCACCAGACAGGCAAAGGATAAATCCCGCACTCCCTGCTCCTGCAATATGAGATAGACATTCTGTCTGAGGTTGTCAAGCTCCTTTGCGGCATTGTCCATATCCTTGTTCCTGATGAACCTTACAACCCTTTCGATATGTGAATCGAAATCGCTGATGTCGCTGCCTACTCCCGCATCCACCAATAGCATCTTATTGTACCTGTGGAAACGTACCATCGGCAACTCATCTATGCTGTCATAGACCTGTACCCTATGACCGTTCAGTTCTATCCTCTTCATAGCAGATAACGTGTTATAGGTGCAGAGAATACTGGTATACAAAATACCCATGCCGAATCCGTTATCATCACCACCACAAGAGCGCAGATGACACCAGCCCAGAACGACATACAGAAGTCACAGCCAAAGAGCCTTGACGTAAACTCATCCCCGTGAATCTGCATCCACAAGTCAATCTCCCATTTCTTAACCAGCAACACAATGAATGTCGCTGCGAGTGCTACCAGCACCACCATACAAAGAAAAATCCCTATCGTCATACCGTAATACAATCTTCGTTAATTATCAACTCCCCCTGTAGCCTCAGACCGCAGTAGGGGCTCATCAGAAACTGGTTATCCACCTCATCGAGCGTAAAGCCCTCAAAGACGTTCTCTGCCTTGTGGTATACCCTCTCCACCGATACAGAGCCCTGACGTAACACACCGTGACCGCTCACTACTCGCAGGATATCCATCTCCAGCTGGAAGATGTTCCTGTCATCATTCTGCTCGAATGTCCGCATGTCCACCCACACAATAAGACTGAACGGTGCCCGCATCCTGGGAAATACTCCGAAACGCTCCGGCTCATCTAATACAAAGAATGCATAGTTGCCCAAGTCCCTGTTATCGGGAGTGAGCAATATATAGTCATCCTTTCCCCTGTACACGTTCGGGGTATAGCGTCTCTGTCCGTTTACTTCCTTCACCAGCCGCTCACAGCGTCCGAATACATGTGTCAGATACGACACGTCATCCGCCAGTGCCCTCTGCAGATCCTGAATGGGTCTGTCGAAGAGCCTTGCGCCCTGCTCCGGCTGTAGATATAATCTCTCTATTGCCATAATACCATCCTCAACTTCTCTATTAACTCCTGTCTCGCTCCCTTCTCATCGAACACCAGCCCCCACGATTCCATGCTCAAGCCGAAGATATTAAACCCGTACTTCTGCATAATCTTGGCAGCGTAGGCTGTATCGGGCTTCACCATAACGCTGTCAGTGCCAAAGCTGACACCCAAATCATTATGGAACACTCCCGTGATATACAGGTTCGGTGCGTTGGGATTCCTCTGTACATTCTTGGGATAGCTTAACGTCTGCTTCCATGCCTTGTAGTTCTCTGCCGACTTCTTGGTGTTGAACCATCCCGAAGGCTTCACATCCTCTGTATAGAAGGGGTGGATATCCTTTCCGTCGCTACCCTTTCCCTCTAACAGCTGCGTCCGCTGCAAGTCGATGATGTCAGCCTCATGCGTCTGCAACACGTCACGTACTATCGTGCCGTTCTGCATCCCCTGCTGCACCTGCCTGGCATTGTTAAGCAATCCCTCAATCGTCATACTGTAGTATATTTAACTCTCGTCGGTACACATGTAAGGCATATACGGTCAATACCCCTCGTATCGAGGTCTAAAGCATCGTATGCCTCCTGTAAGTCCTTTCCCAGACCTGTAGCACGTCCCTGCGGGTTTCCATCCACCTCGTAAAGCAAGTCAAACTGGCTCGCATTGCTCTGCCTGCGGTTAACCCTGACCTCGGGATTCATTGCCAGCGTCCTGACTACATCGACAGCCATCTGACGCTGCAGCACCGTAGCGAACATCTGTCTCTGCTGAATGATAAAATCCGTAAGGTCACAACCCACAGAAAGAACCATATTCAATCCATAGTTGCTCGTATTCGTGTACACATTATCCTCGATATCCCAAAGCTCGGGATATTCCTCAAACGTCTCCAATGCCGACACACGGAACGGGCTAATCATCATGTACTTCGTCAACAGCCGCCATGTCTCAAGACTACCCCTGTTACATGTGCCGCAAGGCTCACGGCTCCAGTCCTTCGTCACGTTGACAGCCTCCATCCCCTCGGGCAGGTCTGCCTGATTGTAGCAAATATACCACGCTCCCGTGCTACCCATATAAGGAAGATACACATCCGACAAGTCGAGCCACTCCATACTTCCGTTGCCCTTCTGGACATTGAACGTTATCGTCCTGATTGGGTCACGCTGTGAGCTATGGAAAATATACAGTGTAACCTCTCCCGTTGCCCCTGTCATCTGCATGCCTATGCGCTCAATCTTCGTGGTTACACCCATAGAATAAGCCGGCACTATCTCCATGCCGACAATACGCTGACCGTTCTCTACGGTATTGGTCAATCTTCCCGCTCCGTCAAAGAGGCTCCTGCGCTCCAGCAGGTTCTTTGTCTCACGCTGCAATGACTTCTGCTGCAAGAATGTCTGCACAACCTTTGCAATGGCTCTGCGCTCCAAGTTATCGAGGTAATCGTTCACGTAGTTGTATGCACTCCAGTACTCACCTCCGAAGTCCTGCGAATAATCATTGTCGAAGTCCGATGCAGGAGGCTCGTTGCCCTGATTGAGATTCTGTTTCGATACCCATACATAGCCGCCATGACGCACTTTTGCACCCTTGAGATATGGTGTAAGCTCATCCCATTCCCTGTAACGCATCGTATAGTCTTCCGGCATGATACTGGCTACGTTCTCCAATGTCACAAGCGGGTGAGCTCCCTGATACACCAGACCGCTCTCGCTCTGTGTCATATTGTCATCGATATACATCCTCGGGTCGAAGCTCTGCTCCCATCCTACAAGCCCTATCAATGCGTTCTGTATGTCATTTATCCTTATCATAATATCTGTTTTGAAATGAAAACGGGGAACGGGGATTCTTGCCCCATCCCCCGCACTCTGGTAGTTATGAGAAGTCTTGGAGATTTCTCTTATAACATCTCACCTGCTATGTGGTGAAATCGAAGTCTGCCGAGTTGGTCACATATACAGGCTGTGCTGCGAATGGAGTGTTATCGGCTGGCTTGGCAATCTGAGCCTTCATAATCGGGTTGGCGATGGTCTCTGGTGCTGAATTGTAAGCGATGATGAAAGCAACGTCAACAGAGAAACCGAAGTACTCCTTAACATTACATGTCATATCCGCACTTGCATCACCAGCGATAGAGCTCTGGTCACCTACTGCCGTATAGTAGTGGCTACCTACTGGCAGGTCGATAAATGGCAGATAAACCACATCCCACTCATGGAAGTTAGCACTCGCCCTGCGCAGAGCCTCACGGTCTACACGGGTGAGGACACCCACGTTTCCGTCGGCTACGGCATACATAGTGCCAATCTTCTGACTTGCGTTCGCAAGCTGTGTGGTGTAATGCAGAACCTTGCCCGCAAACTCCATACGCTTGTTAACGTCGTTGTAGGTGTCATGCTGTGCCAGCTTACGGATAAGGCTGTCCACTCCCGCATTACCGATGATATGAATCATCTGTGGGTAAGCGTTAGCACGCATCATCGGATTGAGGTCTCCCAGAATCTCGCTCGCCATCTGAACAGGAACGTCGATGACGTTACTTGAGATGCTGTACTGCAAAGGATCGGCATATACCTGTGTCTTAGCTGCCTCAAGAGCAGCGATAGCCGCAGTATCGAGGGTTGTCGCCAGTGCACGGCATACCTTCTCCATCTTACGCCGGAAGTCATGCTGGTAGGTAATCTCATTGTTCATGTACAATGTAGGTACCATAGTGAAACCTACAGAGTAGGTAGTCCATACTACGGTATACAATGCCGAGGTATTCTCATCATCGCTGATTGTACATGTACGTGTATTCGATACCGTCACGTCACCGTCATAGTTGATTACTGGAACCTGTACCGTGTTGCCGATTGAAGCGAAAGCACGCTCACGAAGGTTCGGATTGATGATTGAGTTGGGTGCATCGGTCTGCTCAATGAAGAAGTCGAGTGCACCGTACTCCAATGGGCGAAACATATTCCTGTCCAACTCTGGATTCTCGATTCGCCAGTTCAGTAGTCGGGTTGCTACTAATGACATAATTCTATTCTTTTTTACTTGTTAAACTTATGAGCTGACCCTCTGCCCGTTAATTGATTTCTCACTGT